AGACAAATGATTGATCAAAATCTTACTACTAATAACGAGTTTTATATCTGCCCGTTGTATAATTTAATGATTCAAGATGGGTGTATTGTAAAAACTGAAGATGTAGAAAAAATGCATCTAATGGGTACACCAGAAGAATTAAACTTTTTTGTAACTCATTCCTTAAAAACATTTGGTGTTAAACCTATAGCTTTATGTGCTGATCATTCAGGCTGGAAACTTAAAGAAAAGGCTAAATTTATTTTAGAAAAATATAATTTACCGTATACTGATTTTGGTACTTTTGTTAATAAAGATTGCGACTATAATGACTATGTTTTTCAAGCTACTGATTTTATTAATAAGGGTAACTGTGACTTTGCTTTAGCATTTTGCAGAACCGGGCAAGGCATGAATATATCTGGTAACAAGCAGTCTGGTATTAGGAGTGCGTTAGTATTCAATGAATATACAGCTGAATATGCTGTGCGTCATAATTGTGCAAATTATTTCGCTATTCCTAGTAAATTCGTAGACGCTGACCTTTTAGAAGAAATGATTAAAATTTGGATCAAGACAACTTTTGATGGTGGTAGACATGCTACACGTATACAAAAAGCTGAAGAAGGTAAATAATGGACGTACGTAATATAAACGATTTTACTAATGGGTGGTTTATTGGTGACTTTGAACCCTCTTTATTTAAAAATCCCTTTTTCGAAGTAGCTCACCAACATCATAAAAAAGGTAAAATAGGTGATAAACATTTTCATAAACTTACAACAGAGGTTACTTATATTGTAACCGGTTCAATGAAAATAAATGACCTTGTACTTAACAGAGAGCGATTTTTAAACGCTGGTAATATGTTTACTTTCTTTCCTAATGAAGTATCAGATGTAGAGTTTTTAGAGGATTCTGATCTTATAGTAGTGAGATGGCCCTCTATACCTACAGATAAATATATGGTTGAATAATATGCTTATGAGCATATAATATATTATATGAAAAAAGCTTTAGTTTTAGGTGCCGGTGGATTTATCGGTAATCATTTAGTATCACGTCTTAAAAAAGAAGGTTATTGGGTAAGAGGAGTAGATTTAAAAACTCCTGAATATAATGAATCAGAAGCAGATGAATTTATCTATGGTAATGCTGGTGATTTAAGGGATCAAAATAATTGTAAGCGTTTAGTAAAGTTTGATGGTGAGCAAGGCAATTATTATAAAAGCGTACCAGAGCAATACAAAAGACCATTTGATGAAATTTATCAACTAGCTGCAGATATGGGTGGTGCTGGTTTTATTTTTACTGGAGAAAATGATGCTGATATTATGCATAATTCTGCTTCTATTAATCTTAATATATTAAATGCAGTAAAAGAATTTAATGAACATAGATTTAGTGATAACGTAGATAATGCTGATGCATATAATAAAAGCAAAACTAATGAAACTAAAATATTCTATAGTAGTAGTGCTTGTATGTATCCAGAGCATAATCAACTAGATCCTAGTAATCCAAATTGTGAGGAATCATCAGCTTACCCTGCTAATCCGGATTCTGAATATGGTTGGGAAAAATTATTTAGTGAAAGACTTTATTTAACTTATAATAGAAATCATGGTATACCTGTTCGTGTAGCTAGATTTCATAATATATTTGGGCCTCTAGGTACATGGAATGGAGGAAGAGAAAAAGCTCCAGCTGCTATTTGTAGAAAAGTAATTGAAAGTAATGGTGATATTGAGATATGGGGCGACGGTGAGCAAACAAGAAGCTTCTTATATGTAGATGAATGCGTTGAAGGTGTTAGACGTTTAATGGATTCTGATTTTACTGGACCTGTTAATATTGGTTCAGATGAAATGGTAACTATTAACGAGCTAGTAGATATAGCTTGTTCAGTAGAGAATAAAAAAATCACTAAAAAGCATATCGATGGTCCATTGGGTGTAGCAGGTAGAAATTCAGACAATAAGCTAATCAATGAGAAGGTTGGATGGGCTCCAAATTACCCCTTAGCTAAAGGTATTGCAAAAACATATAAGTGGATTAAAGAGCAAATTAATTTAAAATAAGATATGGTTATTAAGCAAGGAGTATACGACGGTAATTTTATTCATAATAGATTTGCATACGAG